TTAAACAAATCTTCCGTATGGATTGGTATTGTATCCTTTCGAATTTAACACACCAGCTTTCATCCAACGACGTTCACCTGTTGAAGCACTAACCCAACTAATCCAAACGAATCCTTCACGTTTTACATATCCGTCATATCTGACAGACATTCCGTTAGAGTAGTAAAATCCTGTATCAATTCCTTTTTCTGTAGGTGCTTTTCTAATTTTCAAAGTTGTATTTGGATAGAATGTAGCATTTTCTCTAGTAAAATCTGAAGGGATACTATTTAATACAGTCTGTACTGATTGAGTTGTTGTTCCGCCAGGAACATGAGGGTCTGTATCAATACCTGTATCATTTGTCCATCCAATCGCTACCCCATTACGATCTACACGATACGGATATTTGGCACCTTTAATCACTCTACCAATCGTACCATTCCAATCACCTTTATAAACTTTACCTGTACCATAGCAATTGACACTTAATGTATTTGTGCAGATAGGTGTACTAACTGAGTACTTCTCACCACTTGGAGCGCTTGGAGTACTTGGTTGTGTTGGAGCTACAGTTTGACCATCCAATCTAGCATTTACTTCTTGTGCTAACTGTGGCATTTTCGAATGCAAATAAGGGCCCGGACAAGCGGTCGCAGTAAACATTCTATGTTCGGTTAAGCTGCCATTCGCATTACCAGTGTAATTCAATCTGAATCCATATCGTTTACATACATCCACGCATAGATTTACCAATGCATTCCATGCTTTTGATGAGATCGTCCACGTATCTGTATTATCGTTAGCAATTTCAATTGTAATTGATTGACAATCATTGTAGTAATTACTTGATGTCCATGCACGATTTTCTTCGTCGACATTCGCTACAATTGTACCATCTGAGCCGATGCAATAGTTTGCACTAGCCATTCTTCCACTTACTTGAAATGATTGAGCACATCGTTCTGCACTCCATGTGCAAGCCATGTGATGAGGTGTGATTTTACAGACCTTGTAACCACCTCTACCACGCATATAGTTATCTGCGCTAGCAGGAATATATTTATTTGCTAAGCTTGAGTATGACATTCATCTTCACCTTCTTCTTTACCATTGCTTAATTCTTCTTTTGCTTCTTCTGGTAAATCTTCAAATTTTACTTCTTTTTCTTTATCACTCATTATTATTCCTCCTCTGGTACACTAATTTCAGGTAAACCGCCAATGCTTGTTAATAAAGAAACAACGCCTGACAAAACCGCTGACGAAATTACAACTCGCCAATCAACGGCTTCCAATAATGCAGATGCTCCAATAACACCAACAGCAGTTTGAGCAATTGTTTTTAATGCTCTAATACTTGCGTAATAGCCGTATTGAACCCACCATTCTTTACTATATTTTTTCATTTACAAATACCTCCTATCCTAATAATAGTATTTAAATCGTTTGTACACTGTACAAAATAAAAGACCGTATTTAACGGCCTTATTGATACATATTAAACATGTCTCGTATATGTGTCTTAATCATTGTTTTTTCTTCATCTGAATCAACGCATTCATGAATCATAGTTACGATTTGTTGCATACATTTCATAGTCTTATCTAATTCACGATGAGACTTTTCTAAATCCATATCACCTTTTGTACGCTCATATTCTTCTTTGAATGCTTTATATTTTTTCAAATGTTCTGCAAGCTTATAAACAATATCTTCTGTTTCTGGATCATGAATATTATATCCATCACTATCTTCTTTTAATCTTGCAACAGTTGAAACTCCATCTTTCCCTATCTCAATTTGATATTTATTTCTCATTGCTTCTATCGTTTCAATATCTTTGATATTATCCAAAGCTTGAGATAATGCATGGAAATAAGATTCTGCATATCCATATTTCTCTAACATGTTTATTGACTCATGCATTATCTTTTCATTAACTTCCATTGCTTTGTGCATATTTTTCACCTACGCAATCTTCTTAATAATGATGTTTGCATTTTGAACAGATAAATCCAAACCACTGTTATTTGCTAGTGCAATTGTATAAGATGCACCACATGGAACTTGAATCAAAGTGTCTCCATTAACATTTCCGTATGCATTTGCAGTTGCAACAGTATAAATAGATTGTGTTCCACCAATTGCTTCTCCGTTTAGTTCAAGCACTAGAGAAGCTTGTCCTGCCGCTGCACTCGTAATATCCGCAGTATAAGTTACTTCATAGATACCTGGCTTTGTTAGTGTAAACAATCCACTTCCTAGATCATGTGCCAACCATCCTTTACATGGACACTGGCAGGATTTACTTCTTACACGATCTGTAGGAAACAATACATTATTTGAGTTATCGACTGTCTGAACAGCCGTAGCAATACTATTAATCATTTCTTTTATCCTCCTATTAAAATAGGGATAGCCTTTCGACTATCCCATTAAATCCAAAGGCAATTGCCTAATCACATATGTGCTAGATTATAAGTTGTTGTAGCCATTACATCCACATCCGTTGTTATAAGCGTAATATGGTGAACATGTAATGTAAGCTGGTTTTGGTGTTGGTTGCAAAGTATTAATGATGTTTGCAGATTGTGCCTGTTGACTTAATTGGAAATTAGCCGTCAATAAATCACGGTCACGATCAGCTAAACGATCACGTAATTCTTGCATAGTGTTTGCATTGATCAACGCACGTGTTGCTTCACCTTCTGAATGAATTGCTGTTGTAATGTCACAAGTATTTTTGAAACTTTGAGCATTTACATTGTCAATTGCTCTTTGAGTGTTGCAGCAGCATTCTTGTTGCTGAGCTTGCAAGTTTTGAAGTCCTAACTGATTAGTATAGCGGCTTTCTAATACATCACGTTGAGTTTGACAACCTGTTTGAGATACATTTGTGTTTGTGTTAAAAATGTCTCGTTTAATGAATTCTTCATTTAATAAAGAATCATTTGTTAGGTTTCCGTTGCCATATCCTCCATATCCAAATAATACGAAGATTAGCAAGATCCAAATCCACCAACCTCCTCCGTCTCCAAAGCCGTCATTTCTTTCAGCTAAGTTGTAAGTTGGTTGAATTCCCATTCCGTTTTCCATCATATATGTTCTCCTTTCTTTCTATAATAACGGTTTAGCCGTTGTTACCTGATTCCAAACTGTTTTGCCATTTGTTCCAGTTGTTGTTTCTGCTGGGGATTTAAATTACCCATCATCTGATTTAAAATTACTTGTGGATTTTGGCCACTGTTCATAAGCATTTGAAATTGTTGAAATGCTTGTGGATTTTTCTGTGACAACATGTTCATTAACATTTGTTGGGGATTTCCCATATTCATCATGTTAATTGGATTCATATTTCCCATAATACTTTTTAAAGGATTCATTTTGTTTGTGCTCCTTTCTTAGGTTGTTCATTAGATTGTCTTGGTGGTTTACTTAATGCACCTATTAATTCATCTAATTTCTTTTCAATTCCGTCCACACGATTTTCGATACTGTTAGAAGTATCTTCCGTGATTTCTTCAAATTTAAATTTTTTAAATGTTCCATCTAAAGATTTCATATAAAAAATAGATTTATTGTTATCAAATAAAATCGTTGGTAAATTTGCATTCGCAAAGTTTCTAGCTTCCTGCTCGTCATTCACCCATTTTCCATTAAAATCAAAATTACCTTGTTGTTGTGGTGTAATCTGATTATTAATATTAATAGGTGGAATATTTGCATACTGTTGTACTTGCTGAATTTGTTGATCTATCATTTGCCTTTGTTGCATCAAGCTGTCAATTCGTGCTTGTGCTGGATTATAATTGTTATACATTTCAACCACCTCTTTACGATTTAATTATATGTTTACGTAATAAATAATTTAATACTCGAATAATACTCATAAAATACCCAAAATAAAATGAGCAACCATTATAGATTGCTCACATATTTATCAAACATTTTTCTTGCTTTGCATACTCTGTTCCTTATAGTTTGTACCTCCACACATAATGCATCTGCAATTTCGGTACATGACATATCATACACGTATCTCATAATCAAAACCTGTTCATATTTCTTTCTTAATCCAACAGATTTGATAAGTATTAATGCATCATTAGGACGTATCTCTTTTAATCTGTTAGCTTTGTTAATATAAACCACCGCCTTAATTAAATTCGTTGGTTTAAAGCTTCGCAAGTACAATTATTCACATGATCATCTTTCCAGTAACCACGACAAACAATAGTAGAATAAAGAACAATAATTACAAGGATTAAAATCGTAATAATCGTTCTACTTGTTTTATAGTTTCTATCAATTAATTTTGAGCAAAAACCATAAATGTTATCTACTTTTTCTTCTACATTTTGTAGTTTCTTGTTTGCATCTTTAATATCCATTTTTATTATGATCCTCCAACGCTTTTACACGATTAAACAAAGTAATTATTTGTTGTTTTAGTTCTGAAAGCTCCACTTCCATTGAATTACTTCCTTTTTTAATTTCTGAAATTGAATCTTTAATATCACTTAAATCCGATTTAATATGTTCTAATTCATTCTTCAAAAATGCCATATTGGATATTTGCTCTCCATCCATCTTACGTGTGCCACGATTATACGTAATAAATGCAATTACAAGCATGCATGCAGAAATAATAACACTAAGATATTCACCACTCATATTCGTTTTCCTTTCAAGTTTTCACCCTATTTAAATGTAACAATTTACTAATTTCTTATTTAGTTAACTAAAATCAATTAATTCTTTATATTCTTCTTCTGTAAGCTTCCCTTTTTCAAAAGCTTGCTCTACTAAGAATAGATACGAATCTTTGCCATATTTTCCTTCGACAACCCTTTTCTTTTGGTTACTCAAAATCCTGTACATGATTGCCTTCCTCCGTTTCTTCTTCCGGTAACTCGATTCCTGCCATGCAAGCTACATACTGAGTGATGAATTTCTGATTTTCTAATTCATCTGCATTATTTTGAATTTGATAAGCTTCATATTCTTCTTGAGCTTGTCTTTCAATTGATGTTTCAAGTTGTTTGATTTTCATTTAAAAGCTCCTTTCTATGCAATACATACAAGTGGAGAGAACGTAATCTCTGAGCTAGCGTAGTAGTCGTTGACGTGACCGGTAGAAATGATAAACCACGTATTATGCACGTGGTTGCGACTAGCCGAGCGCACACGAACAGTCTGAGGTGATGTGTGGTTAGCAACTGAATAGCTAATCATATTAGGATATGTTTGTTCTTGTTGACATGGAGTGATACGTCCGCTTCTTCTTTTCCAATAGTCATGTGCTACCCCTTCACCTGAAATTTGCGGTTGACAATATAATTGTTCCATAGAGGGAATGATTACATAGTCGTATGTAATATCCTCAACTCCATCATCATTTACAGTGTTTGCGAAAGTAGATACCTTAACTTTCTTTAAACTGTTCAACATTTGTTCTGGCATACCACAAAGGAAGCCGTCTTTGTTTGCGAGTTGGTTTGGACAAATATCCCATACATCTTGTGGCATCCACCATTGTCCTTTCGGTTTGTTCGAGTTTAAATACTGTCTTAAAGCAGATATTTTCCAACGATTCCAACCATAAGCCATTTCTTGCATCGAATTTAAGTTTCCGCTTCTTTTTTTATTCGGAATCGTTCCGATATTTGTTCCACCACTGCCTATAGTAACATTTACTGTTTCATTTAGTGTGATTCCGTTTGCACCATATGAATAAACTTTCCAAGTTGAAGGTGAGGTATCAGGTGCTCCGTAGCATCCTGCTAATCTACCACCTTTTTCAACTGGTTTAGTCAAGGTAAATTGATAACTGATTCCTGGCTTAACATTATTTCCCCAACTTTGCGCAAAGTCAAAATGGTATGTTCCTGCCACTAATCCTTGTGGGCATGCTAGGAATGCCCTTTGATGACTGAACTGTACTCCGAATGGTAGTGTGTAATGTGTTTGTAGCCACATACCAGATACAATTTCGCCATCCTCTAAAGTTACATCCTCGAAATGATTAACTTGCCAAGGCATATCGTATTCCTTTTGCTCTGCGGTATCTGTCCATTTCTCGATTAATTGCGTACCAATTGCAAACGCTTTTTCTCCTGCTCCATCTGCAACGATTGCTTGAACGCTACTCCAATCCATGTTGGAATGTGCAATATTTGTCTGTGCAATAACAGATAAAGCTTTTGCAATTTCTTGTCCTGTTTCATCTGTTAAAATCCTTTTTCTGCTCATTATTCTTCCACCTCCTGAACAATATATCCATTTTCATCTACGTATAAACCTAAATCAGCAAGACGTTTAACTTGTTTATCTCCTTCAACAACCAGTTCGTTCAAATACACATTTTTTTTATTTTCTAAAGTTGTGTTTGCTTGTTGCACCTTAGAATCAACAAGCATTAACATCTCTGCCACTTGATCTTTTTCAGCTTGAGTTAATGTACTAATTTTTACATATATACTTTCAGGCACTAAAGTTTGAGCTAGTTTTGAACCCCATACCTTTTCAATCTCATCTGTTCCTTCTTTTGTTTTTGTAGCTTTTACCACAAAAAACAGTTGTCCTTTATTTTTTAAAGCTTCTCCAGGCACAATCCAATCAAATTCATACGAATCCCCAACAATTCTATTGTTAACCGCAAGTGTAGTACCTGTTTTGCTAGACGAATCTTTCCAATTTATGCGTATTACAGAATCGGACATTTTAAAAACATCACTAACTGCATTTATAACTTTAAATTTTATAAGCATAGAATCTTTATCATATTGAGTACCAAACACTTTATTTGGATTTTGAATTTCAATTTCTCTAGTTATAGCATCAATATAAATATACTCATCATCATAATCATGTGCATCTATATCAAAACTTAATGTAGCTTTTAATCCATCCATTTTTTAATCTCCTTTCACTTGAAGTACTCCTTTTAATGGGGTTTCTTTAATTCCATTCACATCTATATGGACCATCCAATTATAAACACCAACAGAAAGATTATCCGTTTGACAAATTACCTTCAAAGATTCATCAATAGGAATTCTGATATATTCTTTGCCATCTTTATAAACAATGAATTCTAAAGAATCATTTTTACCAGGAATAAATACTTTCCCATTCTTATATTTAATTAAAATGTCTGTATAGATGGTATCTCCTTGATTTATAAAAATATGATCTCTTTTAATTTCCATTCTTTATTCCTCCTTATAAGGTATTGCCTGATGCCATTCCAAACCATCATATGCGCTTAATCTAACAAGGCTATAAGTATCTCTACTGCCTACACCGGAAGAATATGCGCTTATTTCACTATCTAGTTTTGGTTTATTCATTCTTCCAAGCGCCATAGAATACCCGCGGGCCCATTTACCATCAACAAATACCCACGCTTCCATATAAGTAAATGTTGTGTTAAATTTAAATTCAAACGGTTTGCTTGTTCGCCCAAGTGTATCTTCTACCGTTACATCAAAATATAATTCCAAGTTTTTTTTCAGATTATTATATGTTGTGCTTGTTCCTTCAGCTTTTTTGTAAATTCCACCTTCTCCCCACGTACTAGATTTTACATGGGTATCATCCGAAGTATGTACAGTAAGTGTTACATTATCATAATTCGAATCAACTTCTGTTATCACAAAATCAACACTTTCAATACTTATTTCAGGATAATTCTCTAGTGTGGTTGCAGTTAATATTTTTTGACTTACATACGATCCACTTAAATTGGCTTTCCATACCTCAACATGATATTCATATTGTGTTTTTTGCGTTAATCCATCAACAGTTAAAGATCCATTTAAATTGTTTGAAATAAATGCACTTTTATCTTGCGAAAATACTCGTAAACAATATAAATTGTATGGATTGCTTTTTAATTTTCCGTTGATAACTAAAGATTCTACATCAATATCAGATATAGATGTTTCAAACTCAGGTGCTGAAATCAAAGGTGTTTTTACACTGGCTGTTCCACTTAAATTTGGCCATCCACTTATACTGCAATTATATTTGAATGTCCATTGTCTATAACAACCCATATCTTCATTTATTTCACCAGGAATATTTATCCACCCTGTATCTTGTGTATAATATCCATAATTCATATATCCTGACCATGTTAATCCACCAAATTTTACTGTATTATACGCTTGGATAGCGAATTGACCTGTAATCCTAAAGCGAACATTCGCTTTGTATCTTAAGTTAGGATAAGCACCTTCGTATCGTTCATTATAAACATCAAACGAAACGCGCAAGTATTGGTTATAGTCTAAATTCGCTACATCAGAATATGCAGATACATCATAATCTATCGCTGGCATTTGTTGACCATCTTCGATAATTGACGAATTGTCTAATAAGACATCAAGATCGAAATCGGTTTCGTTGTAATCTAATTCACATACAACTCCCATAATCTACTCCTTATATTTGATATAAATGTCACCTTGCTTGTCTGTTGATAAAACAGTAGGATCACTTGTTCCATAACGCACATTTACAGTCAATTTTAACTGTTCTTGAAATTGACTAATATAATCTTCTAAAACTCTGATGTATTCTCTTTGTTTTGCCATCAATTCAATGGCATTTCTAAATTCTTCTTTAGATTCAAGTTCAAATGACATTGCAATATTTTCAATTACATTAATTTTAATAGGAACAGACGTTACGAATTCACCACTCATCAGAACATTGATTTGGCATTGTACTATGCCAACCTCAGCAATAATCTGTTGGAATATTTCTGGATCTGAAAATTTAATTTCGTAAGCATTCGAATTTTGAAATCTAGATACAGATGTAGCATCCATACTAACCATTAATCCACTAGGCTTAGTAGCCCATAACGTAGCGGTTAAGCTATCATCCGTATACGCTACTTGGTCAGTGATAATATCGTCACTGACGAATACATCCAATCCTCGTCCTGTATCACCTTGTACCATTTCAACTATAGGTACAGATGTTTGCTTAGTTAAGCTTACAGTTACATTTGAATATACAATTGCCATGTTATACCTCCGTTTCCAATATAAGAGTAAGTTCATCTGGCATTTCTTTGATTAAATCATATGTCATTTTATTTAAATAAAATCTTTCTCTTTTACCTGAATTATTTGTGTCTACATAAATAACATCATTCAATTTTAATTGATTTGCATTAGGAATGTTTGATCCAAACAATTCTTCAAATTTTATAGTTGTTTCCGTATCCGAATTTTGCAATTCATTTTTTAAATCTTTGCCAGCAATATATCTTAAATATGCTTGCAAATTAGATTCATTTTTAAATACGCCAAACGTAGCTTTTGTGGCCGATGAATCATCGGTCATTAATTTAGCATCCGAATATTCTTTTACTTCAATGCGGTGTATTTCATTTTCATCCCATTTAATAGATTTAACTATCTCGTTATTTGGCAAAATTCTTCCATTGTATCCCTTTGGAATTATTCCAGTAACAACATTTTCCATAGATACTTTTTTTGTGTAGTCAACAATTTCTTTATAACCAACATAAAACTCTTTAGGCTTTAATGTTTCCTTATACCCAGTTGGTTTACCAAAATAACAATCATAATTATTAAACATCGCAACGTATCTATGTTCTTCACATTCAGGCCATCTGTTCATCATTGAATTTTCTTCACTTCCAAACAAACATTGAATCAAATTATATCGAACCCAATAGGCTGTCTGTGTTGATTCCTTATCTTCAAATTGCCAACAAAGACTTTGTGATTTGTTACCTATTCCGTGTGAATATAGTTGTATTTTCACTCCTTGCGTTAAACCGCTTCCATCACCGCCTGGCCACCAATTGTAGTTTTTATCGGTAGGTCTAACGATTTTATATCCATTAGCTTCTGGCAAATAGATAAGTCCCCAATAATCTTCCCAATGCATATTTGTATTCGATGGATCATTTCTAAGCCAATATGTTTCAATTTTAGAATAATTTCGATCTACATAATCTTCAGCACAGATCCATCTACACGAACATATAGACATAAAAGACCAAATTTCATGAATCCCATTAATTTCATCCGAAAATTTTTTTAAAACAAATGTTTGAGCAGGTGAATTGTTAGCTTTAAACATTTCTAATTGTGTTGCTATATCCTCGTTTGCTGATGGAACATCTACACACAAATCCGTTTTATAAGCATTGTGAATATGTACTTCTCTACCATCTTCTGGCTTTATATTTTTGTAATCTTCGTACCACCTATCGCCATAAACATGATAAGGATATTTAGATTTTGATTTTTCGATAATATCATTGGCAGTTTTAATAGCTCCATCCCACGTTGAATTCACTGTACGATCATCAAATACAAATATTTCTTTTTGAGAGTCAAAGAATATATGCGTTGCATAACATACATATGTATCAGAAATTCTATTTTCTTTAAAATAAACTATTCTAAATAGTTGCGCTTTTTCAAAGTTTAAATCTACTTTAAAAACAGATTCTTCTGAAATTTTCATTCCCAATAATTCACTCTTCGGAAATTCAATTTCCACATACCAGATTGAGTTTCTTTCAAAAGTTGCTTTTGCGCTTTTACAGTTCTTAAGAACAATATTTCCATTTCGCTCAATCATTTGTTGATATGTTATATTTTTTTTAGACAAAAATAAATGTATCATTATCAAATCTCCTTAAAATTTCTGAATATTTCAGTACGAATCAAACCAATTTCTGTATTGATAACTATGTCGTTTGATCCATATTCAAGTTTTAAATCTTCAAATGATCCTTCTGTTTTTAATGTTGTATATTCGAAATATCCATTTTCATAAACAGTTTTCATATATGCATTTTCAGAATTTATTTCTATGTATTTAACAGCCAGTGCATTATCAATGCTACCCGGTTGATAATAATTGTATTTTTTAGCAAACGGTTGATATATTTTAAAACTGCTGTTATGAGTAAGTGAACTAATAGAAATCCAGCCAGTCTTTTCTGATGTGTTATAGAATTTATACGTAGGATATGACGGTTCGTAAAGATTTATAATTGATGTAACGTCAAATACCGAAATCTGCATAGGTCTAGAATATTTATCAATATATCTATATCCATCAACGGTAAATTTGATAGTGAAAGAAAACATAAATCCATGCCATCTTTCTGAAATGTTATATTCTATGTTTTTAACTTTCCAAAAATGATCTGGATCTTCATCAGGAAATTTTAACAAACCTTTCCCTCCCGCAAAGTATTTTTTAATATCGTACAACCTTTCATTAGCTTCTTTTTTGCTTTTAACTACAAAATTACAAGCGACCTCAATCGTTTTATCTTTAAGAACACCAGTGTGACGGTACGATGTTGTACCGTCTCCCATTTCTGATGTTTCTACAATTTCTTCCGAAAAAGGGATAATTGGAGCACTGGTTATCTTCAACAAATTACTAATATTTTTGTAAATTGTATATGGTTGATTTTCAGGTGTGAATTGTAATGTATACATATTCTAAGCTACTCCTTTCCCTATATTTTTTAGCATATCTCGAATTGACACAATTTCTTGTACAGTATCTGTAACAACATTTCCATCCAATTGCATAGGTTGTAGATTGATTGTTAATTCAGTATTCATAACCGTATCAATAAGCTTATCTATCTTTTTTGAGATACCACTAATATTAATATTTGTTGCCTTAGATGTAGATTTAATTGCTGCACCCGTTACAAATGCTGTGTCCACTGTATCTACAGAAGCATATTGACTAGTATCGGCCAACGCTGCAATAGAATCTGCACTCATTGGAGCAACATCAGTAAGAACAGGTCTAGACATATCATCAATGTTTTGTTTACTAACATATCTATCTCTACTTACTTTAACTGTTTCTACCGTAAACGTTATTTTTTTCTTTGCTGCATTGTATAATTGTTCATATTGACTTTGTAGAGATTGAAGTTGATTCTTTGCGTTTTGTATTCCAGGAGATAATGCTTTACCCAGTTGTTGTGTATAATAATCACCTGTGCCTGTTGCAGCAGTTCCAGCACCTGACTTTCCTTTACTTAAAGCATTCACAACTTTTTTCTGTGTATCATCTGCTTTTCCTTCAGCTTTATTTAATGCTTTTTCCAAAGCATCAACTCCGCCGTTTCCAAGAATCTTCATTGCTTCAGAAACTGTGATATCACCTTTCGCAATGCCTTCTGCACAAAGTTTTGAAATTTGTTCGCCATCATATCCGGATTTAGTCAAAGCTTCTTCAAACTCAATTAGATTGTTAAGCATAGTATTAGCTTCTGATACACTTCCTGCATTTGAAATAATACCGTAAGCCATGTCTTGTGGAATATTAAGCCCTGCTGCGCTTGCATTATCAACTAACTGCTGAAATGTCATCATAGATGCCACAAAATCACTTGCCGTTTGATAACTTTCTGTGCCATTCATGATTCCGCTTGTTAACTTTTCAGGAATTTGAATACCCGCTTCACCAGCTTTATCTATAGCACCTTGTAATGATTGTTTTAACGAATCTCCAATTTTTGTATAGCCACCCGTTTCTGCCTGGTTGTTGAGATCTAATAAAGTCTTATTTGTTTCTTGCATTTTAGTTGCCATAGTTGCTAAAGAACCGTTTGCTTCATCTATTTTCTTTCTCAACTGCTCAATCTGAGTTTGATACCTTGATGCCTTTTTAGTGTCTCCATCTTTAAATGCTTGTGACTGTTTGGCTTTCAATTCATCCATCTTGTCATTTAATCCATGAACACTCTCTGTTACTTCACTATATTTCATCTGTTGCTTAATTAAAGCTTTTGTTTGTTCTTTAATCGCTTCTGCATACGCTTCTTGTTTAGCAGCTTCTTGAACTTTTTGAATGTATTCTTCTAGCGCTTGATTGTTTTCAAACACCTTGCCTGTATTGTCGGCAACTTTTCCTGTATTTGAATCAATTGTTAAACCAAGATCAGGATAGATTTCATTTAATTGATTAACAGCTTCTTGCAACATTTGTTTCTGTATAGTATTTTTGTTTTCTACACCATTTAATTGTTCAATCGTTCTCATCAAAGAATTAGACTGACTAATATTCTGTTCATTTGTAGCCAAAATAGTTTCTGTTTTTTCTTTATATTCATCAATTTTTTTATTGAACGAACTAACACTGTCTACAACTTTTAAATAACTTTGAGCTACTGCATCATTCTTAACAGCATTTTCTAAAGCTTTTTTATTTGCCTTTTCAAACATAGGAACTAACACTGCAATTTCAGCAGCTGCCAATCCAACAGCTATTCCAACTCCACCTAATGCAATACTTGAACTTTTTAATGCTTCAGTTGTAACTCCAGTTTTCTTAAACAATTTTGTCAATAATCCATTAGTTTTATCTACAGGGCCACTTAAATTGTTTAGTTCACCTGCCGTTTTGCCAACCCATGAAGAAACTATTCCAAATCCATTTGTCAACTTCTGAGCGCCACTAAATATTTTCCCTAATCCTTTTGCGGTAGGATATGATGCTGCGGTAAGCAACAATAGTTTAGCAGTCGTTTCCTGCGTTCCATCATCTAGATTAGAGAATGCATTCGCTGTTTTCTTTACAACTTTTAAAATAGATGTAAGAGTAGGAGCAAACGCCTGGCCCAATTCATCAGCGGCTTGTTTAACTGCTTCCCATGTCTGTGACATTTGAGATTTTAATGTTCCATATCGCTTTTCTGCTTCAGTTGCCATGGCTGAATTCGCTTGCCATGCGTTTTGAGAAACATTTAATGCATTAGCCAATACATCCGAACTTTGTGCCAAAGCACCCATTGCTTGTGATTGTCTAATTTCTGTAATGCCTAAATCATTAAGAGTTTTTGTAACATCACTTGATTTACCAATACCTTCTACAAACTTTAAGAATGTTCCGGCTGCATCTTCTCCCCAAGCCTTTTGGAATTGTTGAGAAGTCATACCAGACACTTCCGCAAAATCAGATAACGAATCATTCCCCGTTGAAACAGCTATATCAATCGTCTTTAACATTTTAGAAACAGAACCACCACCAGCAGCGGCTTCAATACCTAATGAAGATAATGCAGTTGATAATCCTAATACTTGGTTAGAGTTAAAGCCTACCATCTTACCTGCAACACCTAATCTAGTAGCCATATCCATAATATCCGCTTCAGTAGTAGAGAATTTATTTCCCAAATCTACGATTGTAGAGCCTAATCGAGAATAATATGTATTTGTCTTTTTAGACTGTGAAACCATTACGTTAGAGAATTTGGCAATACTTTGTGCTGCTTCTTCACCAACAAGATTTGTTGTATCCCCTAATTGCGTAATCGTCTTAGTAAAGCCAACAATAGAATCTGTAGGGATACCCATTTGTCCTGCAAGTTCTGCATAATGTGCAATATCTTGATATGTACTCGATGTATTTTGTGCAAGATCTTTTAAGCCTGCATTGATTTTTTCAAACTGTTGAGGGGTTGCATTTACTGTTTTTGTAACACCAGTCCATGCATCTTCAAAATCAATTGCAGTTTTTGTTGCTCCGACAATAACCGCTGCTGATAACGCAGACAATGGTTTAATAGTTTCTGCAAATTGGTTTGCTTTCTGACTGGCAACACCAAATGAATGTGATAATTTTAATATATTTTCATTATCTGTAATAAAGCTTTTATTCAAACTCTTTAATTCATTGTTTAATGTTTCTGCACCAGCTCTTAGGCCATTAAACGTCCTTTGCGATTCCTCATACGTGCTTCCTAAGTCAACGAGATTTTTCTTTTGTTCTGCAATTTTTGCATTGTATTCCTTTTGCGAAGCACTATTTGCCTTCATAGAAACTGTAAGTTCTTTATTTCTAGCAGCTAGAGTTGAAATTGCGGTTTCACATTGTTCTGTAGTGTGATAACTATCACCAATCGCATCTTTCCATGCTTGGATTTGAGTTTGATTTGTCTTATATTCTTTTTGTAAGGCACTCATCGCCGATTCAGTGCTGTTTAATTTAGTCTGATATTGCGATAACGTGGCTTTTGATTTGTTAACTTGATCTGTCCATTGTTGTTGTGTTTTAGGATATTCTTTAAGCTTTTTGTTATAGACATCCAATTGCTTAGAAGTGCTCTGAATCTTATCCTTTAATAGATTTTGGTATGTTGCAAATGACGAGAAATCATTCGGATTTAGCTTCATCGAAGCTTTTAGCTTAGACATTGTTTTGTCTAATCCCGATGTTTCTCTTTTGATTTCATTTATCGCTTTCTGAAATCCTGTAGTATCTCCATCAATCTTTACGGAGATACCTTTTATTTGATTATAGCCTGACAATTTTAGTACCTCCTAAAATCTGTCAAAGTCTTCTTGGGTTGCCATACGTACGTTGGATTTCTTTTTATTAATGCTTTTTTCAGCTCGATTTGTCATGTTGTTTTTTGCAACAATTAAATCAAACATCATTCCAATATCCATATTGTCTATTTCATCCATTTTTAGCCCTAGATTCATGCATCCTAAAATTAATTCAGAATAGCTTGTTAATCTTTTTTTTTCTTATTTTCTTCATCTTTTTTTTCAGTTTCATCTTCAACTGTGGCCTTATTTGAATAAACGATTTTTTCAAATAAAATAACACCAATTAAAACAAATGATTCATAATCATCAACATTATCTACCATTACATTAAACGGTTCAGTAACAAAGTTATTTTTAACATCGTACGCTTTGATGCAGGCCCATAGTAAACGTTCAAAAAATTCCGATCCAACTTCTTTTAATAGAATGAAATATGCATTTTCATCCCCTCTGTCTTCATCTACCGCTTTTTTAATACCTTCATCAAAATTCATTTGCGCCTGTTGAATATCAATCAATAAATCACGATTGAATGTTTCTCTATAAATACGTGCTGTAATCCCTTTATATAGGACACCGTGTTCTTTACCTTCGATTTTTACTGTAGTTTCCATATAACCTCACAAAGAGGGGGTTGCCCCTCTTATAATGCGCTCACTTCCTTGCCATCATCACTTTGTACTTCTACCGGTGTACCGGCTTCATGGCTCACTTGGCTCACTTCACTAGCTTTTGGTGTAGGTAATTTTGGCGCAGTCGTAAAGAAACTAGTATAGTTTGTATCACCTTTTTTGCAGTCAATTTTTACCCATGCATGATCATCTTTTTCTACAGGAATAGCTGTAATATCCATAGTTGTTGTATTTGGATCAATACTTTCTTCTCTTGTTTCACCTTCAACAGATGGGCGAGCAAATACTACTTTGAAGAACATATGTTTTGTCGCATTTTTGTCTCCTTCAAATTGGAACATTAAGCCTACGTTGTTTGGTAGAACGTTAGCGTCTTCAGCCAAGTTACCTTCCTCTGTTTCAATATTATTAAAAATCATTTTTTTAATTTCATCTTCCAAGTATGTCATTTCAATACTTCCGGAATATCCATTATTACTGTTTGTTGTAAAATATGCAGTGTTGTCTGCATAATATGTATTTGTATCTCCTTCCGGATCTAGTGTTAATGATTTAGCACCTTTCCATGCTACAGGTGTACCATACGTAATATTTCCACCTTCTTCAGACTCAATAGGAACTACATGTACATTTTTAATTCCATATTTAACTTTGTTTGTATCTGCCATAGTTTTTATCCTTTCAAATATTTTTCGATTAAACTTGGCAGTTCTTTGATTGCGTTTGTTTCTCCATCTTTCCAGTGCTTAAATGCACGTGTACGTCTAGGAGAATTCCATAAATTATGTCCGTTTTCTAGTAAATGAGTCAATGAATATTCATGGCCACTCGCATAAATAACACCGCGTGTATGAGCTAACTCACGCTCAATCTTATATGTTATAGACCTTTTATATTTGCGCTTTCTGCGTGTGTTTCTATGATCTACATTGGCCTTAGCTTTAATAATATCTTTAGAATCTTTTGTAGTTTCTTCTACTGCTCTATCAATCTGCGCCAAAGAATGCTCTTTATATTCTTGAATCATCTTTCTAATTTCTGGTCCAAGCTGCGACATATCGCAATATACATCATTGACGGCCAACTAATGTCACCGTCCATTCTGTACAGTGTACTTTTTGAGCTTTTATATCTTCATCTGTGATAGTTTGGTATGGTATTTCTAATTCATCGAACATGTCTTCGATTTTAGCTTCTAATTCAAAATCTTTTTGATCAGTCACTAATCTATATATGTAAGTTCCAATCTTGCAATACGTTCTATTGTCTGCAAAGTAATTATTTGTATAATCCAATGCATAATTCCCATAGGGGGTATGGGGCTTTGACTTGAAACTGCCATATACAAATTGTCCTTCACCTAAAAGTTCAGTGAATTTAGCAACGATTTGTTTTCTTACTGTTTCCATTCTCCAGCATCCTGTTGAACATAGAGTTCAATCGTATCTCCGGATGGGAACGTACGATAAACTGCATACTTTTTGTCGTTGTATGTAACTGTTGTCTCATCATTGTAATCAATAGTAGGAATAACAAGCTTATACGCTAACTGTATGCCTGCCTGGTAGGCTTCATTAAATTCTTTTGAATAAATTCCACCAACTCGACAAAATACTTCCTTCTCCGTTTCATTAACATGTTCCACACCATCTTCATCAACATATCTTTCTTTTTCAATCAGATATGCCACATCATAATAAAGATTATTCTCACGAGTATATTCATATGCCATACTATGTCACCTTCTTGTGGGATTTATCTGTCATAAGTATCTGACGTAAATCCTCATATGTTTTGGCCATTGATTCTTTATATGAAGCATCCGTTGTACCAAATTTTGACTTTACATATGTTATTACCGCTACTACAATTTCATCTTCTAAATCATCCTCATCAAATAAGATATTTAATCTATCCAAATCGTATAAACATGCATTGATATACGTTTTGATTTCATCATCATATGCGCGCGATTTAGCTCTTGTAGCAGCAGTTCTAACACGTTCTAGAAGGCTTTCAGAAATATTGAACGCCATTATCTATCACCTAAGCTTTCTTCGCACTGCTTTTTCGAGTGGTTTTCTTAGGCTCATCATCTAATACAATAGGTTCTTCATCAGTTTCAATAGGTTCATCCTCATTTAATGATTGTGTTCCTGTTTGGATTTCATCTGCTTTAACATCTCCATTGCTTAAGCTACTTTTTTTTTTAATAAGAAGATGTATTGAGGATCTAATACTTTACCATCATTGATAACCAATGCTTGAGTTACTTCCTGATTATTTTCATAATCCCAGTACTTCTTAACACCAAACTGCATGTTTGAATTGATCGCATAGGCTTCTTTTCCTACCCAATACATTCCGAAGTATTCACCGTTTTGTGCTTCATTAAAATCTTTAAACGTATCATTTTCAACGAAATTAACAATTCTAGCTGCGAATGTAGCACGTTCTGCACCATCAATAGGATTAAATGTTTCTGCATAAACAGGACGATTATTTTGATCAGCCAATGTTTTAATGTTTGCTTCATATGTTGCAGGAGTCATAACGAATTCTGGTTTTAATTTACGCATTGACAATGGAATCTTCGCAAAGAATTTTGTTTGCCATGATTTCCAATCTTTCATTTCTTCCTCAGTGAATTCAATAATGTGATCTGTTTTAATACGTCCACTTACTTTATTAGCTTCTGTTAAAATACCTTCACACTCATTGTTTTCAGATTGGCCTGTTAAAATTTCACGATCCATAGCTTCCAAATAAGCTTCTACAATAACTTCTGCTAATTTAGTTTCGAATGCAGTTACCGTCAATACTGTTTGAAGCAAGGTACGTGCTAAACGAATTTCACCAATCAAATATCCAAATTGTACAAATTCTGTAACAGAACCGGCCTTTTGACGATCAGATACTGTTGTTTCAGTGATACGTTTAAATGTCGCCTTGAATGAACCGATAGGATATTTAACACCACCACGGAAATTAGTATGTAATACCGCATTGTATAAGTAACCACGTGATTTACTTAATTCAGTCATTACTTTCTGAACAATTGTTTCAGGAATTAAAATACCTAGATCAGCTGCTACGCCTGCTTCTGCGCTACGTTGTCTTAAGATTTCTGACTGTTTTCCTTTTTGAACGAATTCCATGAATGCACTACGATATTCCATATCGTCTTCCATTCCTTTTTTACGTTCTGACAATCCTTTTGGCATTGTTGGATGTCCTTTACTACGAGCTTGTTCCTGTTGTGCAACAAAAGTTTCTTCTTCATCTTCAATAGATTTTGCCATAGTATCTAAGAACGCTTTACGTTGTGCAGCCTGGCCTTGTAACTCTTTGTCACGCTTTTGTAAGATATCAAATTCCGCCTGTAACATTTCCAAGTTTGTATTAGGATCGTTTTTGTTGACCTCATCTTGAATTTCTTTAAATCTTTTTTGAATCTGTTCGTGATTCATTGCATTGAATGCTGCTAGTTGTTGCTCTGTAAACATTAATTAATAGCCTCCTTAATCTGCAACAACAAACTCAGTCTTTCTCGTTTCTTTTCATTTTCTTTTTTAACCCGTTCCTCATCCATTAAAGTTTTTGCCCTTGCTTCAATGGATGTTTGATCATTTGCAGGAATCGACACTGCTGAAACATCATATATTTTTGACACTTTACGTGTTGTCCACGTTTTTGTATCTCTATCATATGATTCCTCATCCACCATGTATCTCCATGACATCTGAGTAACCATTCCTGCCTGAATACTGTCGTACAAACGTTTTGCAGCTTCTGTTCTTCCTAAGTCTGCTGCAACAAACAATCCATGTTCATCTACTTCAACAATAAGTGAACCATTGCTTGTACGTGCATATACCATTCCTCCATGATCAAATTGGAAGATGATATCACTCATATCAGCGTTATCCAAACTTGAACGCTCAATCAATTCATATACATCATTACCTGCGTAATCTCGATAAAGCACATAAGGCTTGAATGTAGTAGCATATCCCTCAACATAGTATTGAGTATCAATCCGTTTGTTCTCCGTCACCGGATTCATCTGAAACGGAATTGAGCGCATTTGGATTTTGCTGTGGTTCGGTTTCGCCATTGTAACTAATTCCTCCTTGATTTGATTTAGTTACCTGGATGTATTCACCTCGAATAAAACGTTTCTTACCTTCATCATCTGGTAAAGGCGCTTTGTTCATAATATTTAATGCTCCGTTTGTATCAATCATTCCTCTATCGAACATTTGAGTTGCAACATTCAATTTTGTCTGTGTTGAATCATACTGTAAACGATCACTTGTAAGAATGATTTCACTACCATTCATAATCTGATTTACGGAATATAACATTCCACTCAACACTTCTCCAACTTCAATAAAGAATGGTTCAATAATTGATTCATAAAATGCATTCCATTCATCAGGTTTATATTTATTTTGTAAAATAGCTTCACTAATTCCAAAATAGCTGTATACACTATTTTCAATTGCTTGCTTCTGTTTGGCGTCCACTAACAGTGGTTTACTTTCAATCGGTTTTACTTCATCAAAACGATTGTCGATAAGAAATACACCCGTCTCATTTTTGTTCAGGTTATTTCTTAAGATCATGTTCTGTTGCTCTTTATAGTCTTCATCATCATCAATTGGTGTTGAGATTTTAGCTAAGAATCGAACAATAGAACTCGACTTGATCGCATTGATTGCTCCTTCTTCCTGAGCAAGCATCAATTTAGCTGTTGTATCAAATGCATCATTAACATCACCAAAGTAATCATTTTTATACTGCATTTGCCTTAGATGTCCTACTTTACTGTATTCAATCAATTTTGTTTCGCCATAGATGAAATTAAAATAAATATAAACTACACCATTGATTTCTTTTAACTGACACTGACTGGGAACAGCAGGCCATAATCCTTTTATCATTCCATATTCATCTTCAATTGGAATAATGAAAGCATTGTTTTCTGCAAAATATATAGTTGCCAGCCTTTTGTAAAATTGACTAGCTGTCATATAAGGATTTGGCTTTTTCTTAACCAAATAGTTATATATCTTGCTTTTGTAGTCTTTGTTTGTCAGTTCCGGTGAAGCCTTTCCACATGATGTAGCAATTCGATTGATACATGCTCTGCATAGTCCAATCTCATATATTCCACCATCATAGGATGAATACACTGGTGAATATCCACCTAAGCTTGCAAACATTGAATGTAATTGATTTTGTTTAGGTGCTGGCTTATTGAATCCTAATAGACTTCCTAGCAAGCCAAATCTTTTTCTTCTGCTTTTAGCCACTAATTCACCTTCCTTTTCTTGTTTTCAAGGCGGTATTTAAATGTATCCCACCATTTTTGTCTTACTGTATATGCATCAATAACAGATGCATATCCATCAATATGTTTTCTTGGATCAGTTTTAATCATGCGAACGCGATTGTCCTCCGCAACTTTCTTTAATGCCACACTAGACATATGTGCTTGTAAAAGCCCATTCGTTCCTGTATGAACAAATCCGTCTCTTACATATCCTGTAAATTCATTAATAACCGGTGTAAGGTTAGTTCCCTGAATGACATCATCCATCTTGTATCCGTATTTCTTCATATCATCCACAAGATACTGTGCCGAATAACGGTCATATCCAACGACAACACAATAAATCTTGTATTTCTTACGCAACATTTCAAACCACTGTGTTACATCTTCGTACCGTACAAAGTTTTCCCCACTTGGACTTAAATATCCCAATTGAATAAATCTTGTATATGGTATTTTGTCTCTTTCCTCTAGCTCCTTGATTTTTAACGTTGGCAGCCAAAAATGAGTAAATATGTAGTCATGACCTTGAATTCGTATAACTACAGATGCGGCTGTTAAATCGGTTGTTTGCGACAAGTCGATTCCACCAACTGCATATGTATGTGCAAAATCTTCAAATCTGAGTTCTTCACCTTTAACTTTGTTAATATCTTCTGCACTAAATAATGCTTCTGTCGAATTCTGTTTGATATTCGCATATTTTGTTATAAACTCCGCCTTATACGTTGGTGAGCTATGTGCTTTTAAAATTTCATTCTGCAAATATTCATAAGAAACAGATATTCCAAGGTTTGGCATTGCTTTTCTCAATTCAATAGGATCATCCCATTTTTGAATATCATCAATCATGTAAAAGAAAGGCAACATTTGTTTTTCATCAGACGTACCAAGTAAAACAGATGTTCCACGAACAAATAGTTCATCATATAATCCTTCATCAATATAGTTTGCGGTACTTACAGGAATATAAAGTGGATCAGGTCTTGCACCACCTGCCGACAACATAACGTTGTACATTTTCATACCCGCTTCACCTTCCCAGGCTGCAAACTCATCAAAGATTGTCAAATATGGGTTGAATCCGTCTGACTTTTTAGATGCAAAGGCGATTGGCTCCCATCTACAGTTGTTCTGTTTCATGTAGATATCTGTTCTACGTTTTTTTACTCTTTGACTCAACGCTTTAGAGTGTTCCATCATTTGATACAGAACATTGTAAATGATCTGCGCTTGTTTTAACTTTGGCGCTATGTTGTATATCTGCATACCTGCTTCATCCGATGTAAATCCAACATCAAGTTCAATACCTGCACAAAGAAATGATTTTCCTTGTTTTCGGCCCATGACTGTTGGTATTTCACGAAACTGCCTTTTTCCATTCTTATCAACAAGTCCGAATATGCATGCAATATAGTATTTTTGCCAAGGCTCAAGCTTCACTTTTGTTGTTTTTCCTTCTACGTGATGACAAAACGTTTCAATAAACGCTATATGCATCTCTGCTTTTTTCTCATCATAGAAGAAATCTCCATTTGCTAAACCTCTTTCAACATATTGAAGATTAAGCTTTATCCACTTACCGACTACATCTTCACCCGATTTAATACGTTCTTTATAAATGTCTAGATATTTCATTTAAATCTGCTCATGAACTCATCCAATTCATCACCTTTTTTTCCGGATACTTCTGTTGTTTTTGAAAGTGAAGTAGGTGACAAGCCAAGTTCTTTGCAGTATTTCATGATTTGATCACGTAATTGAACGGTAATAATGTAATATGGTGAGCGTGATAAATTCGTTGCACCAGCCTTGTTCGTGTATTCAACAACCATCTGCAATGTTTTAAAACCATTTGCTTTACTTGAATCTCTCCATTGTTTCATTGTTGAATCATATTGGGCCAAGGCATCTGCGAGTGAATCAATCGCAACCGAATATTCAGGGGAATATGTACCTAAATTTTCTAGTTGAGAATTTATTCTTTTTTTCCATGCTCCTTTTTGCATTCATCATCCTCACTTCCACATCCTATAAGCATTCCATTTTCATCAAATTCAAAAGATGGTTTGCGTTTGGAATGTTCCTCTGCATGACATAAATCACACAACGCTTCCAAATTAGAATCACCAAATAGAATGTGTATATCTCTATAGTTGTCCTGGTCAATGTGTACTTTGTGATGCACACAAGTCGACCTGGTATAGATACCTTTTTTTAAACATCTTTCACAAAGCGGATGCGCCTTTCTATACGCTTTACTTTTCTTTTCCCAAGCCTTGCTTGAGTAGAATTTTCTAGCATAATTTCTAGCGCCTGTTTTCGTTGCTTCTGAACCATAATATTTTTTCATATCGCTACATTCAAAGTTTTAGTTAACAGATTTAAAGGACGACAATATGAACAGTAAACACTTTGAATGCAGTGATATGAAAAAGCAGTGATATGAAAAAGACCCATGTTTCCACAGGTCTTTTTCACAACGGGCACAATATGAAACAATCCAAGAACTACCTTGTTTGTCCTAGAAGATGTTTTCCAATCTTCACAACTACAGAATATCACGGTTTTTCTTTGTACACTGTACAAAATGAAGAAATTCAGATTTTACCCCCTCTCGTGCGCGCATGACCGAGTTTTTTTAAACTCCCCACGCCGTTCCCCGAAACGCAAAAAACTTCCGAAAGATAGGGGGGTATCTGCTGATCTGATCCCAGCCCAGGGCGCTTTCAGGTTTCAAAATTTGGATTATGCAGCTACCACCACACCGCACCGCTCACGGCTTCAATCATATGATTGTCATATATTTATTATTGTGTTGAAAGATGTTTCAACATGCATTGTTGAAAGCGTTGTTTCATATCATAGCCATGACTACATTAATAGAACTCGCGCGCACGTTCTTATATATGCAATATGTCTTGTATCACTCCAATACATTGGACCATGCGCACCCGTTCCATATGTTTAAGCGTGTCACTTGTCTTCCTGGAATGAAGCAAACCCCACCAAAAAAAGGACGCTCACCACGTCCATACAGTACATATACACCAGTCTGATAACTATATCTTATAAGACCAAACGCAAGCACTAAAGAAAGCCTTATAAATAGGCGCTTTCGTGCACGTTTGAAAAAACAAAAGCTTTTTGAAAAAATGAGCACCAAAAAATATTATTAATTTTTTATTGACATATACATGTATATGTTTATAATGTAAGTGTAAGCTATATAAAAAGCTTACACAAAACAAACGGCGCTTACTCATAAAGCCAAGCCAAGACAACTATAAATTGCTTAGATTGGACTTGATAGTATGGATAAGTTTATAAGCCTATTAAATAAATTGTTGTTTAAACTTCATATAAAAATAAGTTTAGACATAAAAAAAGGGCGCTTACTCATAGACATAAAAGTCAATGAATAGCGTCATTAAATAAGCAAATAAATTATAGCGCCGTTTATTTAAATAGTCAAGTTTAGGAGGTGTAAACATTGTAAGAAAAAAAAGTGGTTCTTTCGATCAAATAGAATATATAAAAGAATTTAATAAAGCCCATTATAGAAAGTACGAATTTAGAGTAAAAAAAGAAAATATAGACCTTATAAAATGGCTTGATAAACAACCAAATAAAACCACTTATATAATAGATTTGATTGAAAAAGATATGAACAAAAACAAATAAAAAAAACGTGAACCCCTTTCAAGTTTGGCCGCTTCCAGGAGTTCACAACAACGGCAAATATACACAAAATTCAGGAGGTTAAGCCCGTCTTGTATATATTGCTTTTCTATTCTACCACAGACGGGTTAAAAAGAAAATGTTAAAGACTTATTCAAAAGAAGCTATTGAAAATATTAAAAAGTATGTATGTGATCATGTGGACTTTACCGGTTACGATAAATATGCATATATCGAAAAGTTTGAAGAAGATACAAAACACGGAAGACAAATCGACATGTTCAGCGTATATGCTTACGCACTTTATGATTGTTTTTATGATGAAAAAGTTAAACTTGACAAAAGAAACATGAGTATTGAAAATTTATTTTTCGAATGGTGTCAAGGACTCCCAAGCGTTCTAGACACTTGTTACTACTACAATAGGAGCGCCGTTGAAGATCTTGCGGTAATTTTGGAAGAAAGCGAAAGCGAAAAAAGTAAATTCACTGAACGCCAAGCGGAAGAAAAACTCACACATTTAATTTTTAGAGAAATTAAAAAAGCCATTTCAAAAGGTAAAAAAGTATGTTAACCCGCAAAGATCTTGACAAGATGAGCACCGCTGAGGTGCTCACGTTTGCGGCCGTGCAAGTCTTCAAATATTTATCTTATTTCATTACAATTAATTTATTTATATTTATTTATGCGTGTATCTGTTATTCACTTTAGGAGGGTTTGAAAATGAACAGCAAAGAATATATTGAATCAGTAGAAAAAAAGATTGATCAGCTCAACGCAAATAGTCTAAAGGCAAATAGTTTAATGCCTTTTTCAATAAATAGACATTTAAATGGGCTATATGATCTCAGTTATGGCATGGATGTAATCGCATGGATGCTAAAACCGCGTGAACTTTGGCAAGTTGTAACAACTTTATATAATTTATATATTTTAGAAAGTTAAGGATGGTTTGAAAATGACAACATGGAAGAAAGAAAGAAAACATTTTAATTATTATGTTACAAATGAGCGGAAACAACCGCACATTTACGTTGAAGCGTTAGGAACTCCCAGCGCTTCAACTGAAAAGCTTTTAAATGATCATGGTTTTAAGTTCGATCATAACAAGTGCATGTATGCAGCAGCTCAAACAAATGAATTAAGGCTTTTTGTTGCTCATGATCTTGACAAGCTTTTCAACTATGATATTCAGTTGTTTTATAATACAGAAGCAAAAAAAGAGTTATATACACCAGATATTCAAGAAATAAAAGATATTTGTTATCATTTTAAAATATACAAGTGTTATATTGATATTTTAAATAAGGATCTTTTTAAAATATGTAAACCTGGATCAAAAAGTTTGCTTTTTACTTATAACACAAATTCAAAAACTATAGACGTTTTTAATAGAAACAAATTACAAGAAAGTTATATATATAATGATGGTAAAATCGAGAAAATGAGCGTTGAAAAAGCTGCACCAAAAAAGAAAAAGAAAGCAGCTCCAGCACTTACAGAACAACAAAAAATTAATAAAATGCTGGAAGAGTTTCCATTTTAGGAGGTAAAGAAAATGAAAAAAACTGTTAACGACATTAAAAATTTATGTAATTTATTGCAATATATGAGCCGTGAACCCGGCTTATTCAGTAATGGATATATCAGATATATATCAATCGGAAGATATGCAAAATATGTTGATTTGCATTTTATGAACGGATCTATTTACAATTTTGATTCATATACAAAAGCTTTTCTATATGATCAGCTTTTAAGATATGCAAAAAACCATCTAGAAAAATGGGATCAAAAAGAAAAAAGCAAGCGCGAAAAAAATCGCTTCAATCGCGCAAAAAGAGAACTAGAAAAAATTGAAAAGGACTTGTAAAAAAGTCCTTTTTTTATACTTTCATTTTTTTGATCTGCTTCTGGATCAGCTGCTTTTTGACTGGATTCGATGCGAAAAAGTTCATAAAAAGTTTAGTTTTAAACTCATATTCTTTTTGATCCATTTCTTTTATATCCAAAACTCTTTTAAATATTACTATCGCGATAAAATTCGCAAACAAGTTTGCATCTTTTTCTATTTCCTGATTCTCATAGTGTTTGCATCTTGAATCCTTATAACTTTCAAGTTCCTTTTTCCATATAGGAATACTTCTTTCATCTATAGAAAACACTTTTTGATTCTTCTTATATACACATGCATATTGATATAAATGTCTAATTTCATGAGCTAGATATATATAAACTAAACTACTATCTATGGATGTATTCAGGTTTACACAAATTACATTTTCTTTTGGGTATGATGTGCATATGCTTGTATCTTTTACTTGAAAAAGTTCTTTATTGACTGGTTTATGTTTAAGATCATAAACCTTATCATTTGCTTTAAAGTAAACTTTTGGAATCTTTATATTTAATAATGTGCATAGAAAACTTATATAATCATTCATGCATTCATTATATCCGAAAAACTTTCTTTTGAAAAACTTATTTATCCAGGATCAGAAAAACTTTTTCAAGTTGTTCTTGAGACGTTAGAAAAATCTTTTGATATCCTTCATATTTACATAGAATCGAACCGTCAAAAAACTTTTCCATCAACTGATAAAACTTTTCTTTCTTAACATAATAAACATAATTCACAGACACATCTTCATCATCATGCGCATTGTATTCAAAAACTTTTTCAACCATCTTAGAACAAATAACACCAATCTGTACATTATCATACTTTATAAAAACTTCTTTATAAGAAAACCTATTTTCGTCCATTTCATCACTCCTAAAAAACTTTTTATATATCAAGTAATATTCTTATAAACTTTTTATAATCTTCATCTGAATTTAGATAAATCTTATTGCAACCATTCATTACGTCTTCATAGTTTAAGCAATCAATTTCATTATCTAAAAACTTTTTATATAAACTTTTGAATTGAGATTCACAAATATAATGCTTAATAACGAATATACCATTCTTATCATAATGGCCCCTACAAAACTCTTCGTCTGCTATATAAACACATACAATACGATATTCCCATTGCACAAATAAACTTTCTGTATCACGAATCAGAAAAAACTTTTTCACTTTTGTTAAAAACTTTGGTAATTTATATTTCATTTTCTTTACTCCTAAAACTTTTACAAGTCACTAAATATTCTTAAAAGCTTTTTATATTCTTCTTCTGAATTTAGATAAAAATTATTACATCTATTCTTTATATCTTCATAATTGAAGCATTCAAATTCATTATCTAAAAACTTTCTATATAAACTTTTGAATTGCGATTCACAAATATGTTTCTTATGAAGTCTTACTCCTTGTACATCTCTTATAAGCGTTGCACCTGATTTATAAACACATACAAAACAATCTTCCCATTGTACAAATAAACTATCTGTATTATGAATCAGAAAAAGCTTTTTCACTTTTGCTAAAAACTTTCTCACAATATCACTCCTATCGACCAGCAGTCATTTCTGCATAAAAATCATAATAACATTTACCTAAATACATCCTGCCATTATTAAAATTTATTCTTAAATAAAACATCACTTTTTCAAAATTCTGCCGATCAAGCGCTATAATTCTTTTAAACCCATCACGTCCATGAACATCTTGTCTATATCTATACTTTATTCCATCGTTGACAATAAACTTATCAAACTTTTTATATTTTGTTTTGGTGAGATTATATTCATAACCCCATCCTTCATCATTATGCAAAATTATAAACCATCTATTATAACAAGGCATAATTTTTAAGTATCCAACACGTTCCACAATATCACTCCTATTTATCTGCAATCGTTTCTACAAAACAATTATAATAAATATATCTTTTTCCATCATAATCAAATCTTACAGCTCCACTTGTCAATGATTCAATATCAATTCTACCTTCATAGCTAGCTATAATTTTTCCATCTGCTGTATACACATTGATTATTCTATTCAATCCACCATTCAAATCTGATTTTACATCAGTACCCCAACGATCCACAGTTGCACATCCAAATAATGAAATGCCAATCATTCCAACCATTAATAATTTGTATAATTTATTCATTTTATTCCTCTTTTCTTAGACAATCCTATAAAGCACACATTTATTTAAATTCAACAAATCTTGTACCTTTCACTTTCCCGCATTTCAAACACACAAGATACTGAGTCTCACCGCTGATACAATGAAACATCTCATTCTTTACACACCAAGTAAATTCATGCTTACAGAATAATCTTTTAAAAAACCATTTAATTTTGTTTATCATCTGAACTTCTTTCTATGTCCGATAACTATATATTATCAGACTAACTACAAACCTTTTAAAAGCCTAGTAAATAGGCTACTTTGTAACACTTTTCTAAAATAAAAACTTTGTAAAAAAATCAACCTCGTATTTATGCAATTAATCTCATCTTATTTCGCCTTTTTCAATCAGCTTTGCCGCTTGTAAAATTCCTGCCCTAAGCAAATCCGTTTTTACACATCTTGCTGCATACATTCTTAATCCTTCAACAATACTATCAATCGAAACTTCTTTTTCCTTTTCAAGAATGTATTCAATGGCATCATCACATTTTCCAACCTTATTTGCCATAACAACAACATAGCCTTCATCTAACGCTTCTTGTAATTCTTCAAAACTTCTACCATCAAAAATGTATGATCTGATTACTTTCTGCATTGTTCGCCCTCTCTTATTTGCTTAAATCACCTATAACGAGCTTTTTAAGCTCTTTTTTCATTGCGTAATACATTTTCATTCTGCTACAGAACTTTTCTCCTGAAAGCTTCTCAAACGACTCTCCATTGATATAATGACGTTTCATATATAAACGAATATCATCATTTGGAATAAGATCAATAATTGTTTCAACTTCTCTCATCTTTCCTAAGATAAGATTCTTATCATCTTCAAGCACTTTTTCTTTTGAAATAAATTTCACAAGAACATCATTTGTAATGTCCTTGTTTTTCTTTGAATCCAACCTTTGTTCAAATGATGGAGATTTTGGATCTGAAAATTCTTTTTTGCGAACCTCCAAATCCTTTAAGATTCCATCCAACGATTTAAACTTTCTTTCATATATTTTAAACATTTCAAGCTTTTTAATTAATGCATCCACTTGAACATCTACATATTCTTCATAATCCGTTTTACTCATCTTCTCTCCTATGAAATTTCTTCAATTTCCTCAATGCTGCATGATGGGTGTTTCATATAGAATTTATACATTGCCATACTTTTCGATTCCTCCTGGACTTCCATCACACAAATATTATTGTCTTTGATATATTTAATCCTGTATTTTTTTAACACCTTTATACCCTAACCTTTCTAATTCTTTTTTTCTTTCTTCATTTTCTTTTATTATCAGCCAGCTACATCCTTCTACGAACCAATCATCTCCATATATATCAAAAATCTGTTTCATAGTATCATTGCAAGCATCATCTATATCTAAGTGATCTACAATAAAAGCTAATTCTTCTCTTGGTATGAATTTCATTTTGTTTCCTCAAATCCATCATACAAATATTCTTTATTCACCTTATTTTTTAAATCCATAATTTCCATCCTTTGTGCTGAAATCATATTTTCTAAACTTGTAATCTGTGATACCATTGAACAACTACATACAATCAATCCGCATATAGCACCTAACATCAATCCTATTGTAAACCACATATTAGAAACCACTCTCCAACGGATTACCTGATGGTGCGTTCAATCCATATAATGTTGCATATACAATAACTGCATATACAACATAAAGTACTGTACAAGTAATAATAAGATCCAGGTTCTTAATAATTGCTTTTTTAATTCTATTCATCATCATTTAAATATTTAAACTCTTTCATTAACTCATCCTTTGTTCTTTCAAACTCTGATTCGATTTGTTTCTGTACATCAATCTTAGTTTGTTTAAACCATTTCTTTTTAAATTCAGTAACCGCCCTTCGGTAAGTATCTTCTCCAGTGTCACACGACTGCCACCACTCTAAATCATGCAGCACTTTAACTAAATCTTTCATCATTTCATTTAATTGAGAATCGTACATTCTATTAACACATTCTTCTTCAACTCTGCAATACACATAGCTGTAACTTCCACCACTCATTAGTTAATCTCCTTTTTAATCTATAATCTTACTTCCGCAATTTGGACAATACTTTGGTTTGAAATTAAAGTAATATTCTTCTCCATCATCTTCACCGACTGCATATTCTTTGTGTTCTACTAATGTGAATCCACAATTAGAACATCTAAATTCTTCCGTTGAATCATATTCTGATTCGTTGGTGCAAGTTTCTTCTTCTAACCATCCGAGTTCTATGCATTGTTGGATAATCGCCATTAATTCATTTACCGATATGTCGCTTTTTGTTATTAATTTATCTCCTAATACATCTTTAGCTACTATACGTCTAGATACTTTATCAAACACAATAACTCGTGATGTAGTAATATTCACACATTCATACATTATAAAAATATTTGATGTTGTTTTTTCTGTGAATCTTAACCTTCTAAACATTTCTTCAGCAGTCATATCATTCTCCTAATTTACTTATAGCCAAATACTCAACATTTTGTTGACCTTCATACCAATCATTTAGCCAACTTATAGCATCCTCGCAACCATTCCACGCTGCACATTCCGTCAAATACGTCCATTCTTCTTCAAAGTCATATTTGCATCTCAAATAAACTATAAAGCTATCATCATCATTTTCCGCTATGTAATCATTTAATTCTTCTTCTGTGATTCCCTTTTTCAATCGAACAAATTCAATTGAAGGTATTTTAATCTCATTCATTTTCTTCCTACTCCTTATTCCAACCTAATTCTTTGCATTGTTGGATGATTGCCTGCAACTCATTTAAACTAATAGTATGAAAAATTTTATTAATTATGATATTTTTACCATTCAAATCAAATATAATTGAATCAGGCATGGAACATTTATTGTATCTGTAAGTATCATTTGTTCCATCACTGGTATATTCTTTTTCAAATTCATACCCTAATCGTTCAAACATTTTTTCAGCCGTTGACATCTTTAATCACCTCACAATCTGCTAGGATATCTTTAATTGTTGTGTTCCCATCAACGCCTTTGAAATATCCTTTTTCTTTCATCACGTTTAAGGTAAGTACACTTTTAAACGTGTGTTTGCTTAAACAGCCTTTTAAATAGCTTTGTAACAAATCATTTTCAAATTTAGTTAGTTTATACTTTTTTCTGTAAGGACTTGCCAACCATCTAAGTCTTTTATTGCAACAATCACAATAACTAAAGTCGCATTCACTACAACGTGTACCCGAGCATTTAGTACATCTTCCATTAACTACAGCAAAACCGCCTAAGCCTACTTCTGACAAATATTCAAAATAATGTTCAATATTAGTTTCTTGTTTTGTTTCCTGCTTTTCTTCTTCAAGCCAACCTAATTCTTTACATTGCTGAATAATTGCTTTTAGTTCTGATTCTTTGATAGCTACACAATCAAAAACTCCTTTTGCTTTTTTGAATTGTTTGTTTTTAATATAAAATTCAATCGTAATATTTTTTTTACCATCAAAATAAGATATAAGTGTGTCTTCGCTATATGCTTTGGATAGCTTATATCCGATTCCTTCAAACATCTCTTTAGCAGTCATATGCCTTTATCTCCTTTTTAAGTTCATCAATAGCTTCTTTAACGAACTTTAAATCCATGTCATAGTTGCTAACTAAATCTGCCATCACGCAATTAGAATAGCTTTGTAATGCACTAGATAGAGTTGAGTGAAAGGAAATCTGCTTTTTGACTTCATTTACATTCCCATCTTTGCTTTCTTGAATTGCATATTGAAACAACGTGTAGCTTTTTCCATCGGATGTAATTGCGTATCCGTTTTTTAAATTAATCATATTTCATTCTCCTTCATAAACACTATCCATCGTGTTTTACCCCTCTTGTCACCAAATAAAGGCTTATAATCAATAACTTTTAAAATTTCGCCAAATTTAATTTGCTCATCATTCCATTTAAAAATAAGAACTCCACAATCTTCTAATACCCGCATGCATTCTTGAAACCCTTGCTTAAGATCTTTTTTCCAAGTATTGATATCTAACACACCGTATTTTTTGGACAACCAAGAATTTTCTCCTGCATGAATCAAATGTGGTGGGTCAAATACAACTAATTTGAATGTGTTATCGTCAAATGGAATATTTCTAAAATCGCCTATTACATCAGGATTTACAGATAATGTCCTTCCATCACATAACGTATCTTCTAATGTTCGATTATCCATAAAAACTGTGTTCTTATTACTTTTGTCAAACCAAAACATTCTAGACCCACAGCATGCATCAAGAATATATTTATCGTTATGCAGCTCCTTTTTATTGTTATTCATTTTCGTTTTCTTCTTCCTTTCCATCAAAATGCTCTTTTATTAAATCTTTTAACACTTTAACAGTTGGACAATCTTCGTTGTCAAATGCCCGCCAAGCACAATTAATAGGTTGTTGTCCATACTCTAGTTCGTGCTTTTCAAAGCACATTTTACAAATTTCACCAACTGCTTTCTCACATTCATTTCTAGTCATTTTCATTCTCCTTATAAGGTTCAGGCAAAGGCATCCAAGCCGTAACTTCGTCCAGCTCATAATTACTATCAAGTGCATATCCATCATCATATTCAATCCACGTATCTTCCCATACACGTTTACCATCAGTAACTAATATTTCTTCACCAACATTTGGAATTTGACGGTGAAGAAAACCATCTTCCGCCTTAATTTGACAGAGAATAAAACCATCCTTCATTTCAAATGGAATCCATTCAAATGAATCTGCTTTATCAACTAATTCTTTCAATACATTTAAATCATGAAGATATTCATTTTGCAGCTGTGTTCCGCATTTGTACAAATCGTTCATGTCTACAACACCATCACCAACATCATCTTTGAATGGACTAGTTAAAACCATTCCTTCTAATCTTTTTAAAGCTTCCCAGTATTTATTCATAATTCACCGCCTTGATAGATGTAAACATATCAACCCAACTTTGCAAACACTCGATTTGTTCTTGTGTAAGATCAACAATTCTTTCTTCAACTTCGGCTTTAGCCTCTTCAATTGTTTCAGCATTCAAAGAATCAAAATCACTTTCATATACATTTTCAAGCGCATAAAACGCACAGAACGTACCATCATCTTCATCTTGAAGTATAGTTGCAATAATTTCATCTTCATAAAATCTTCTAAAATGAAGTTTATAATTCTTTTCTATTTTGTCATATTCCCAATATTTATCTTCACTACTGTATAAATACATTCTGGTATCCTCATTTCTTATATTCCCCTGTTCTTACATACTCAAGCGATCTAACAATCTGTTCTAAAATTAGTAATTCAAAATCATATTTATCTATCGCTTTGAATTGTGTAAACATTTGTTCATTATGGTTTACTTCTAATTCATCATCTAAAAATGCTTTTTCAAGTTCATTTAATTTACGAATTTCATCCATTTTATTTTTGTATGCATCTATTAATACGTTAAGTCTTAATTCAACTTTAGACATCATCTTTATGTTTTCCCATCCTTCTTTTAAATTCATCGTAGGTAATGCAGAAAGGACATTCTTTGTCGCCTTCTTCTGCGCTACAATTCCATTGATTGAGCACGTCGCCACACGGTGATGTATCTAATATACAACCTCCTTTTTCATATTCGATTTTCAAATCATTTTCCCAATCTTTACTAGCATAGAATGGGCAAGTTTGTTTGTTAATTTCATCAACAATAAGTTTCATTTTCTTGCTCCTTTCAAAAAATATTCTTTCCAACATTCTTTGGACTTCTTTTCATATTCTTTATTAAAAAAATATTTCTCAGATCCACAATGAAATTTACATAAAATACATTCTTTTTTCTTCTTTTTATCAACTGCTCCAATATCAAAATTTGCCAGGCAACCATTGAGTCCATTGTTATGTGTATATTTACAAGCTTTATCTAATGCTTTTTCAAGCTTTTTAATTTCTTTTTCATGTGTCATTAAATCCTCATCATTTGAATCATCATTAATAATCGCGTTGTATAAGTATTCAATACGCTCTTTGTATTCCTCTTTTGTGATTTCTGATAAAGGCTTTTTGAATGATGTAGGCAATAATTTAAATCCAAATTCTTTTTCAAATTCATCTAAATCTTTTTCTGTCATACTTACACCTCTTTATCCACTTGCTTTCTTATGTTTCTTTTTAGAAAAACAATCGTATTTTTTAACGATTCAATAACCTCTTTATCGTCTATATCATGCATATCATAAATAAACATAAGAGCCATTTCTAAGCCGTCCGTTACTCCACTTCCATAAGTTGTACCTCTATTTTCGTATTCTTCCATTTTAAGAAACACAAAGTTTTCTATTTGTTTAATTTCTTCTTTTGTCATACTTCAACATCCTCATCTTGTGGCATTTGATAAACTTGAACACCTTTACCTAATGCGTAAGTACCATGACCAATATTATCAATCCTGTAATAGTCCGTATCTTCAATGGCATCTTGAATTTCATCTAATACTTTTAAAGCTTTTTCTTTGGTAGAATATTTTCCTAGCAATGTAGCATTCCCAAATCCCCATATTTCACATTCTCCATCCATTTCTATATTCTGTACATTTACTAGTGCTTTCAAATCCTGACTTCTAATCCACATACCTAGTATCCCTCTTTCAATCTTTCATAATTGCTTCATCTAGTTTAGCTTGCATTTGAAGCATTTCTTTTATTAAATCAATATCTTTACTTTTCATTTGTTTCTCCTTTTATTCATCTATGAAATTTGTGATATATGTTAATTCTTTCATTCTTTCTACCGCTTCTTCTTTAATGAATTGCAAAGCTGCTCTCTTTGCTACTTCAAAACTTTTAAACGGATGAACAATGCTTATTGTTTCTCCAAAATACAATGTGAAATATACATAAAACAATTTTGGCTCACTCTCGTTAAGTTGGTGCTCTTCAATTGTTGCGATTGCTCTGTTTTCATTGTAGGCATCAGTCAATACAAGTCGTGTTATTTTTTGCCCGTCAAATCTATTTTTTTTCCATATTAATTTCATATTTTCCTCTTCGGCAACAGCTTCAGAATTGTTATCTTTTGTTATTCTATGTTTTACATGATCTATCCCGGTTAATAATCTATATAAACAAGCTTTTCCACCAAAAAAATCAAGATTTCTAGAATCAAGTTCCATTGATCGTACCTCTAAATCTTCATTAAAATACAGTGGGTTGCATTGCTTAAACTCACCATCTACATCAAATGCATCATATGGTTCTAAACCATGTTCTTGCATAAATTTTTCAATAACTTTCAGTTCAATCATTCTATTTCCTCCAATTCCAATTCTTCACATATTTTTACGATTATAAATCCATTCCTTGAACGCTTTATTTTTCCTTTTTTCTGTTTGGAACACATGGATCTAAATGTATTGATTGTTGTTTCTAAAAACGATGCACATTCATCTTCTGTTCCAATACAAGCAGGAAGATCATCCTTGTATATTCCATATATTTTTCGTGCCATCAGTTCAACCTGTAATTCTTTCCAGGCTCTTTCTCAATTTCAAAGAAGAAACCATTGCACTTTTCAACAATTCGGCCAACCACCGCTTCATTTATATCAATCATTTCCTGGCTTGTTCTTTCGCAGGATATGATCGTCTGCATGTTGTTGTTATAGCGATAATCAATCAAATCAAAGATTGCTTTATCATCCAACCGATTGGCACTAGATTTGAACAAATCATCTAGATACAAGATTTGAGCATGTTTAGCACGTTCTAGAAGCGAATAATCAAAGTTGCTAATAGAATTGCTCAGCTCAATATATCTGACGTACAGAACACGTTTATTTTGTTCTAACAACCAATTACTGATTCCAGAACATAGATGTGTTTTACCGCATCCACTCTGTCCTAAAAACATCAGCCAATTACAAGGCATATGTTCTGCAAAATTGTTTTTACAATCCTGAATGTAATTCACTGCCATTTTTTTGATTGCTTCCTGCCAGGGATCAGATGCAACGAAATCATTGATTCGTTTGTTCAACAAATCTTTTAAGCCACTGTTCTTTTTGTTCTTCTCAATCCATTCACTGCGATAGCTTGATAGTTTCTCGCAGTCATTTCTTTTTGAACAAAATACCTTTGTTGCAGCTACCAAGTATTTCCCGTCATAATACGCTGGCTTTTCCCAAATACCACAAGCGCCTGCTGCCATGCATTTGTCACAATTGCTTTGACAATGTTTGCTTTTAAGATATTTCTCATTGTTCGCATCATTTTGTTTTTGGATTATTTCACTAACTGACTGCATTACATCTTCATTCCTTTCGTGATCACAAAATTATTTGTTTTTTGTTTAGGTGCCACACTGTTCAGATAAATTTCAAACTTAGAACCAAACAACGTATCTGGTCTTAGATACTTATTCATCTCTGTATCGTTTAACCATTCATGCGCTTTCACATCAATCACAAGTTTAAAGTCTTCTAATCTGAATCCTTCATTCCACCTAGCCCGAATCTTCTCTCTAGCAATGCGATTACTATGTTTGTAATGCTTTGAACATTTAGAATTCAAGTAGTCAATAATTTCAACATAAGGGATTGTTTCTGATGCTGATAAATCAGTGTCGTCGGAACTTTCTTTTATATTTCTTTTATTAACTGTGTTACTAACTGTGTATATAACTGTCTTAGATTGGTCATTTTTGACCATTGTACATTGGTCATTTTTGACTATTCTACAATTGCCATTTTCGACCGTTCGATTAGTCACTTTTGACCAATCTATACTTAAAGCACTTTTTAACTTTTCTCCTACTTCTCCAAACGCATACCAAGTTGTATGATTCCATGGATTTTCGTTATAGTTTCCCTTGACTAACAAGCCAAGTTCAACCATTTTATTTAAGATTCTTTTTATCTTTTGAACATTCCAATACGGGAACATTTTATGCAATCCTTCATATGTATTGAACGTCCAATATTTCCCGTCCTGGAAGTTGTAATTATTTGCTTCGTTTTTGCTGATCCAAAAACAAAACATATCGAACATGATAGCTATTTCAACTCCATATTCATTCGCAATTTCTGCATCAAAACTATGTTTCATACTATCCTCAAAATAAAGATATTTCCTTTATTCTCTTTCTATTCCTTGTATTACTTTTAGGCAGAATCACAAGCTCATAAAGCCTTCCATCTACCTGATAAAAACGATATGCTGCACCCATACAAGAAACATTTTTTCTTTGTACAAGAGCAGCTGTTATTCCATATTCTTCAAACATATAAGCTGCATCAGGAACTACTTGCAGAACCTCATATGATGCATCTTGAATTTGAATAACATCACCTGTATTAACATTAGTAGCTTCTTTCATTTGTTTCTCCCGTCTTGTATAATTACCTCGAGAAGAGGTATATTTATATGAAATTTGATAATGATTTTTTAAATTTTGCTTTTAAATCGTGGCCTTATATAGTCGCGATAATTCCATCTTGTGTAGGCCTTCATAAGTCGATTAAAGTAGAGAAGATTATAGCTGCTAACAAGGAACTTGTTTCTATAATCCAAGCTCGTGCACCAATTACTCAAGAGCATTACAATCAATTATTAAGTGTTTTCTCTGATTATTTAGACAAAGCCGCTAGATACAATAGATCAGATGGGAACACTTTATTAAAAGAATATCGTGCTGCCTATTTAAAATCTCGAATGTTAATCCCTGACAAAGAACTACATGATAAAATGGATGAAGTTAATACGTATTTGTTAGATCAAAAAAAATCTAATATTAAATCTGAATTGGAATTCACAAACATGTTGGCTGATATATCTGACTCTTTCAGTCTCTTTCTAGATCAAATTGAAAGAAACGCATGACATAGTCCAAATGCACATGCATGTCCATAGAACCAAAATTTAAAATATTGGACTACATGCCTTTTTAAATCATCATCATAGAGTTCGGTTTCAATAAACTCTAAAATGAGTGCAATTGTAATTGTTACCATCCATCCAATATCAACGGCAATTTTTACATTCATTACATCACCTGCTTTCATAAGTATGTGATGCTTTTTTATCTTTTAACTTTTTTACCATTTCTTCTATTGGTTCTTGTATCAGGCTTAAATCATATTGATCCAAGATTTTTAAATCACATAGATACGTTATTAAATCGTACCAACTTCCTATTCTTGAAATCACTTCTAATTCATCCATTGTTAAATCGAAACAATTGGATACAAGATAAGGAATATTGTCTGCATAATATGTAATACTATGAATTCCTTTATCTTCTTCATTCAATTTCTCGTAGATTTCTTCTGTTTTTAAATCAATAAAAACCCTTCCAATTACATCAATCGGTTCTCTGTAACATTGTGGTTCATGTTCCTCACACTTAGTTTTCTTTTTCCTAAAAAACATCTTTACCTACTTTCTTTTCGCATAACTCAATGATTCAAGATTCTGCTTTTTCATTTTCCTTGTTGTACGAACATAGATTCTTGTAGTTTCTAAACTAGAATGGCCAAGGATATCCGCAAGTTCTGCAATCGCATTTTCACCATTCTGCATCAAATACTGAATGGCAAACAAATGCCTAAATGCATGAGGATGTACTTTACCAAGCTTAATTCCTCTGCACTTACCAGCAATCATCTTTAAGTCTCTAGACAACACACGAGCGTTTACAGGACTTTTCTTATCAGAAGATGTAAATATATACCCTTCTTCGATTTTGTTGTCCTTGCAATATTTTAGAAGCTCTCTTCGCAAGTCAGAACGAAGAATGATTCCTCTACCTTTTCCTTTGTTCATAACATACACATTGTCATCCGTTACTGCTTCTACAGTGAAGAACTGTAATTCGCTCAAACGAATGCCCGTATACCCAAACACCTTCATGATCTCGTATAAGTCCATACGATTGATTTCTCGGGCTTTTTTCAATAGTCTTTGAAATTCATTAGGTTCTAGAATATCATCCAAAGAATCGTCTTTCTGGACTCTTACGTTCTTCAATAAATTCTTTGAATAATATTTCTTTAGCTTAAGAAAATTAAAATCATCATCCGAATCAATGATTTCGCTATATTTAATAAATTTATTAATGATCACAATATAGTTGTTTACTGTACTGATTTTATAATCATGCAGCAGTTTATCTTTAACACCAACTATATCGGACTTTTGTATTTCTCCATCAGGCAATGAGTTAACAAACAAAGTAGCAACATGCTTGTATTTACGAATGGTATTCTTACTTTTCTCATCCGCTGTTTCTTCTTCAATAAACCCGTCAATTTTTGCTTGTAACTCATCCTTAGTCATATTACTTAACTACCTGGATGATTGTTGTAACCAAGATCTTAGTAGACAAGAACACACATACATTCAATGCAAGTAAAGCAATATTAATGAATGTACATCCAACTACATAATTTTTTGGCTTAGGTTTCTCATTAATGACAAGCTTGTCATCTAGCTTATAAATGTCATACTTATCGAAATTTGGAATCTCCCAAGTTTCTTTTTCTTCTTTTTTTGCCATTTTCATTACTCCTTTAAATTTCTGTGATATAATAATCATGTGGTTAATTTAAGCAGGGCTCACTACCCTAGCACGCTTGGTCAAGCGTGCTTTTTATTTGTTCTTTCCAAATGTCATTAAGCGCACTTTTAGTCTCAGGAAAATACTCAACAAATAACGGAGTAGGAACTGCAAGAATTTTTCCAAGCATAGTGTCTCGATATGATCCTTCAAACATTTCACCCTTTTTATTTTTTTTCTTGCGTAGATTATGTAAAATCTTTCTAGCTTGTGTATCTTTTACAGGTAAAACAAGCGTCACATCTCTAACAGTCACATATGCTTTCATTTTTCTTCGTTCTCCTTTCCTTCTGAGCCTTTTCTTTTGCTCTGAGTCAAAATACATGCGATAAAACCTCGATCATACTCGTTGATGTCATATCCCATCTTTTCGAGCGTATCCAAAGCTTCTTTAGTGACATTTTCCTCATCAGTCATTACATTCCTCCTTTTAGAATACTTTTTGTATGTTACACATGCATTATAAGTATTCGTTGCATGCTATGTCAACTTTAAATTATTCAAATAATTTGTTTTTTTGTATACTCGGCATACTTTTTAATGTATAATCACAGTGTAAGCAGTTAAGAGGTGAAAATCGTGGAAGAACATATAGGGTCGAGAATATATAAAATACGTAAACATTTTAATTTGAGTATGGAAAAATTCGGTAAACAAATAGGTATCTCAAAAGGTTCAATCAATAACATTGAAAAAGGAACTACCAATCCATCAAGCCAAACCATCAATTCTATATGTCGAGAATTCAACGTTGACTATGTATGGTTAACTGAAGGTATTGGAGATGATATGTTCATTTCTATACCTGATTCAAAAATAGATCAGCTAATTGAAGATTATGGATTAAAGCCAGAAGATAAATGGATTGTGCGAGGATACCTTGAAGCACCGCCGGATATAAAGCAACAAGTTGCAGATTATTTGTGGTCAATTGTAAATAGAGAATTAGCTAAAAGAGAAAAAGAAAAGAGTAACAAGAAATAACTTGTTACTCTTTGAAATTAAATATGTACATAGCCTATTTATGGAGGAATAGTAATGGAAAAAGTAGTTTATTATTGCCCTAATTGTGGAAAAACAGTTTCTAGATTAAAAGGAAATAAAGACAATTGTTCTAACTGCAATGAGAAAATGGTTCAAACACCGATTGATGTAGAAAAATGGAAAGAGTTGTCTGATGATGAGAAAGCAAAAATCAAGTCAGAAATATCATCTTATGGAATGCCTGAATATAGTGGAGAACCATTAAGTGTTTTAAAGCATAGATATGACTTAATTCAAATTCAAAAGATTTCCGTCACTACAACAGACATAAAACGTGATTATGTTATTATTGGGCCTGTATTTTACCAAATAAATGATGCAGGATCAGGAAAAATGATTTTTCAAAAGCAAAAAGAATATCGTAGTGTAATAAATTCTTTAAAAGATCAAAATCAATTAGTGAATCAAAAAGCATCAATATCTGAAGCTTTAGGTACAATATCAAGTTTTTTTGAATTAATTAATACTGGTGATATATCTGCATCTACAAAAGATTTATTAGGAAATGGTCACACTCAATTTGATGAAGCTTTTTTTATTTCGGTAGAAGAATTAAAAAAGCGTGCATATTATATGGGTGCAGATGCTGTCATTGGCATGAAAGAAGAACTAAATTTAGATACTAATGGATTTCAACATTTTTATATGCAAATGTATGGAACAGCTGTTAAATTTAAATAAAAGCTAGGGTAAATGCCCTAGCTTTTATTTCTTCTTTGCCAACTACTTTATCAGACAAAATTTTAGTCTTAATAGCATTCAAATCTTTCCACAATTGAGATTCTCTTTTGTTCTTCCATTTAGTATCCTTCCTTTAAAATTTGCGCGTAAATACCTATAGGTATTAGTGTTATTCATTCTTTGATAATAGCAGTCTTTGTGCATGATTATACAGAATTTGCAGATCATCCACGTTAAGTTTTTCTGCTAGGATAATTAATTTCTTTATCCATAAATCCCTTTCCATAAGATCATCCCTTTCCATTCATTTTCTATGAATAAAAAGAAAAACGTTTTCCTTATTATAATATATAATAAGTCTTAAATTTTATATGTCAATGCCTGTTTTGTATTAAATTGTGCAAATGTGATACTAAAAAGTGCAAGTGGTTATATATCACATTGTCAGTATTGAATTTTTTTCGGGGGGGGGGTAGAATTTTTAATGAACTTTTGGTTATATTATTAACTAATTTTGTTTTGTAAATATTTATTAATATTTTGCATTTTTAATTACTCTTTTTAAAATGTGATGCTATTATTCATGTGTACATGATAAATATTTTAGGCTTTTTTCTATTTCCTCAAGAAAAGATTAGCAGAGAATGAAAAACAGATAGTGGTGTTGAGCAGCATACACTATCTGTTTTTCTTTACTTTGCACTTTTTAATTTTTAAATGATAAAGTCTGTGTGTATAGTTTTTATTGTCCTGAATAATACTATTACAAACATAATATACTCCGTCTCTTTCTTTAAAAAAAAAGGAAACACTGTTTCGATTTATAATAAAATTTGATCAAATAATCCGCTTTTATTTTTGACCACCTATTTGAATTTCGCTTATATGGATATATTTCAAATTTGTTTTTAAATATATTCTTCATATAATTCAATGCATTTATTCTTTCTAATATATCATTTATATACATGCTAGAATCTATTTTTCCGCATAGTATATCATCTGTTAATATTTTGTTAAATATATTTTCTTTAGAACCCACAAAATTAACATCTTTCAATTTATGAAGACCGGCTAAATGAAAATAATCAGAAGGCATAAAGTTAATAAAGACAGGTGTATACCTTTTACCATCAAATTCTATTTCTATAGTATATCCAAGTATTTTTTGGAATTTCAACGCAGATTGTTTAATCATATTTTCTCCTAATAAACAAAAAGCCCTATATAGGGCTTAATGGGAATGTTTTCGTTCGGCTGATTGAACCTATCCAGTTTGAGGTAAACACATACAACCCTACGGAAGCTATAAGCACTATGCATGCTGGAACACAATACTTAATCATAGCTTAACAGAACCTAATCTGTGACAAACAAGATGCAGCAATCAACTCATCTTTACCCGTATATTACATTATTTGCTAATGAATTTCAATCAAATTGCTTTTATTTTTGTACTTTTTTGCACTCTTTTGTACTCTTTTGCACTTTTTTCAAAGTTACTGAACTATATTCATTAAATACATAGAATCAATTTGAAGCATTGTCATTGCTAATTGATGCACTTTAGATGGTAAATCCTCTTCAGATGAAAAAACAGTCATTTCATTATCATCACTTAAGGAAACCCCTGACAACATGCAAATTTGTTCAATGGTTTTTCTTCTGCTGGATTTCTTACCAATATTCATGCCTGTATCAATAAGATTATTTATAATATATCCATCATCGGAAACCAAAAACATACCGTTTTCTTTTTTATCATCCACATAGCAAACTATTGAATCTCCTATGTGATCTTCAAAAGGAAGGACTATTTCATGTGCAGTTTCTATTTTTTTTACAGATAAATTAGATTTTAAAAAATTCAAATAATTCTTTGTAAAGTCTTTTAAATTTTCCATAATATCATTTTTCCTTTCTAAATAGATATTATTTATGTCTATTTATAGCAACTTATTCATCATATCAACAATGCTCTTATCTTTTGTATCAAACCAGTGTGCATATGTATTATGCAATGTTTCAACTGTATCTCCTAAGCGTTTGGCAATGTCAAAATCTGAGAATCCAGCTCCCGCCATGTTATTAATTAGAAATGATGCGTGTGAATGTCTAAAATCATGAATTCTTATTTTAGGCAATCCATCATCTTTTTCTTTTGCCTTATTATATGCATCATCAAATCTTCTTTGTACCGTTTGAGGTGATATTGGTTTGTAGTATCCAAATACAAATTTATCTTTTGTGAAATCATCCCATTTAGAACATTCTAAAAACCATTCTCGAAGCATTTTAGATAGTGTATTAGGCATTGTGATAGTTCTATAGCTATTGTTTGTTTTTGGCGGTGTAAGCCATTTATTAGGATCTTTCTCTTTGTATCTATATGTTTTGTTGATGTCTATCGTTTGCTTCCTAAAATCAATATCCTTCCATTGTAGGGCCATTGCTTCACCTTTTCGTAATCCCATATAAAATAAAACAGAATAAAAACATTTCATCATTTGTTCATCCACTTCTTCTATGAATAAATCAAAATCATATTGCTGCCATATTGTCATTTCTTCTTTTCTTTCATTCAATCTAAGATCACGTTTTACATATGTCATTGGATTTGATTGGATGTATTCAGAAGTAACACCAAATTTATATAGCTTATTTAAAAAGAAATAAATTCTTGATACATATGCCTTTGAATATTTCTCATCAAATTTGTTGATCAGGTTTTGCATTTGCCTTTTATCTAGAAAATCAATTTCTTTCATTTCCTTAGAAAGAACATTGTACAAATATTCATCTGATTTTAGTGTTGATTCTTTTACGTACTTTTTATTATATTCTTTAAAAGCTTTATATAGTCTATCAAAATTCATGTCTGATGGAAGCATAAAGAAATCTTTCCTGAATTCAACCTCAGCTTTTTGCGCTTCCCATTTAGAATCAAAACCACGCTTACGATATCTCTTTATACATTTACCATCTTTATATATTTTTCCAGCAAACATATATTTTCCTGTCTTCTTATCTAATTCCACTGCCATTTTTGTGCCCTCTTATATGTCCATAATATGCAAAAAAGGGGTATAATTCAATATTTTAATATCAAATTATACCCCAATATACCCCAATACAAATAAAAAAGCCTTTAAATAAAGGCTTAAAATTCGATGGAGCAGATGAGGGGAATTGAACCCCCGTATCAGCCTTGGCAAGGCTGTGTTCTACCATTGAACTACATCTGCATGAATGGCGGTCCAGATGGGACTCGAACCCACGATCTCCTCCGTGACAGGGAGGCATGTTAACCACTACACCACTGGACCATAATTTTCCAAAAATAAGATGGCGGAGAAGGAGAGATTTGAACTCTCGCGCCAGTTTCCCGACCTATACCCTTAGCAGGGGCACCTCTTCAGCCACTTGAGTACTTCTCCAAGAATATTTCCAGAATACTTATTTTTTAGAACAACCTGCGCTATCCGTAACGCCTGTTAATAATAACATGGATAAAAACTTATTGCAAGCAATTTTTTAAAAAAAGACAAAAAAAATTAGAGGCCAATTTTTGACCTCTAAACTT